CTTCCCTTCCAATATAGCTTCTCTTACCCAAGCTCAAAAACAGTCTTACTATCAAAGCCTATTGGCTCAGGGGTATACAGACGCTCAGATTCGTTCTGCTGCTAACGCTCAGTTTGGAGTGCAGACAGATGAGGCTTGGAACTATCTAACGGGACGTGGTGGAAATGTCACAAATACGACCACAACCGTAACGCCCCCACCAACAACTCAACTATCAACCACAGCATCCCCTTTAGCTCAGGGCGCAGGCGAGTCACGAATTGACCCAACCATCGCACCTTACCTGCGAGAAGGTTTGAGCGTAGCGAGGGGCCTCTTCTTAAATCAACCAGGGCCACAGTTGTACCCAGGGCAGATGTACGTCTCCCCGAGTGAACAGACGCTCTCTGCGCTATCGGCTCAAGAGGCTATTGCAAGCTCTCCCAATGCTGCGCTAATCGGGTCTCAGGGCGCTTTCCTGCAAGGGCTTAACGCTCCTACTTATGGTCAAGAGAACCTTCAGAACCTGTACAGCCTTGGAGCGACTCAACCTGGACTGAGCGCTTATCAACAGGCGATGCAGGGTGCTTTTACACCGGAGACTGCTGGCCTTGAAAGTGTTGCTCAGGGATTTGGAAACGTAGCGGCAGGACAGTTCCTGACCGGATCACCTTACCAGCAGCAACTCATCGAGCAGTCCACTCGTCCAATTCGTGAGCAGTTCCTAGAGCAGACATTGCCTGCACTTCAGTCTCAGTTTTCTCGTGCTGGGCGATACGGTTCTGGCGCACAGGAGAGAGCGATTGGCGCTGCTACAGAGTCTGCTGCTCGTGCAATCGGAGATATTGCTACACAGATCGGACAACAGACCTACACGCAAGAGCGTGGGTTTCAAGAGGCTGCTCGTGGCGCTCAAGCAAACGTGCTTGGTCAAGTTGCGGGTCTTCAGCAGCAAGGCTTTGGGAACATCCTTGCAGGCGCACAGGGTCTTCAGGGCGCTCAGGCTCAACAGTTTGGTCAGCAGTTTGGCGCAGCACAAGCACTCGCAGGAGCGCAGCAACAAGCCCTCCAAACACGTCTTGGAACCGCTGCTCAAGCTCCTCAATTCTACGCTCAACAGTTCCTGCCATCTCAGGCTTTGGCGCAGGTTGGCGCACAGAGAGAAGCGATTGCTGGGCAACCTCTGCAAGAAGCGATTACTCGATACAACTACGCACAGCAGTTGCCTTACCAGCAACTAGGCGGGTATTTGTCGAGTGTGTACGGTAGCCCCCTAGGTAGTTTGACTGCGATGCCTCAACAACAGGGCAATTCGTTCTTAAGCAACTTGGGCGCTGGGGTAAGCATCCTTGGAACCGCTGCGAATCTGTTCCCGCAGACTGCAAGCCAAGCAACCAACTGGATTAGCGGACTGTTGGGGGGAAGATGAAATACACCAATATTCGCTTAGTCCCAGGAAATATTGGGTCTCTGACTACAGATGAAGCAGAGATTCAAGACCGATACTTTGCCACCGACTCAGACACTGGCGAGGAAGTAGAACTTCTTAGCACGAAGGACTACTACGCTGGTCAGGGGCCAGAGGGTTCTGCGTTTATTGCAAAGCCTTTGGGCGGTTGGTATCAAGCTGGCGAAGATGTCTTTAGGCCACACGAAGCTGTTGACGCTCAGGGTAACGTCATTGGCACTTGGAACATGGCAAAGAATGAACTGGGCTTTGTTAATACTTACATTGCCCCTATCATTCGCACGGCAGCAACGGTGTTGGCTGGGCAGGCTTTAATGCCTTCAGTGACTGAAGCGCTTGGCCTTCCTGCTGACTTGCTTGGAACCACTCAAACGATGCCTGCTGGTGCTGATGCAATGGCTATTGCTGACGCAACTCAACTAGCGGCACAAGGTCTGCAACCTGCTCAGATTTCACAAATTCTTGGGCAGCAGTATGCGATGAACCCAACGCTTGCGGCTTCCATTGCCCAGACAGGCTTTGACAACGCATTTGCAGCGTTAGACGCTAGTCGGTTAGCCGAGATCACTACTGATCCTAATGCTATCCAACAGAACCTCATTGCTTCTGGTATTGACCCAAGCATTGCTGCTGACTTAGCTCAACAAGCAGCGTTGGGTTTAAGCCCAGATGCTATGTCTGCTGATTTGGCTAACTTCTACCAAGGGTCAAACGTATATACAAACTCTGGTCTTCTTGATAGCGGAAGAACGCTTGATTCTTTTGGTAGAGAGATTGCAGGCATTTCGTCAACAAGTGTTCCTGGTCTTGGCAACGCACTTCAAAATACAGGTAGATTGCTCAACAGCCTTAGCGGAACTCCTAATGTTCAACAACAAGCAGGCATGCCACAGGGGTCTTTGACTGGTGGCGCACGAGGTGTGGATTACTCAGGGCTGTTAGGCTTGCTACAAAACAAAGCTGGATTGCTCCCTAACGCAGAACAATATCGTAGAGGACTTCTGTAAATGGATGAACTAGAACTTCTAGCCCAGTTAGGGCTGCTCTCCCCAGAGCAACGTCAGCAGACAGAGCAACAGGCTCGTACCCAAGGGCTTCTATCTCTGGGTAATGCACTTATGCAGGCAGGTCGAGGTGGTGGTCAGCGGGTGAGTACGCTTCAGGGTCTGGGTATGGCTGCACCCGCTTATATGCAAGGCCAGCAGCAAGTATTCGACCAGACTCTACAGAGCATCCTTCGTCGCACCCAACTTCAGGACTTGCTTGCGAAGCGACGTGAAGAAGAGCAGCGTAAGGTTCGGATGCAGCAGATTCAAAGCCTGACTCCTGCTCTCTATCGTGAGCGTATGGGCCAAGTTCCCACGACGATCCCGACAGAAACTTATGAGGATGTGCAGACGACCACTGAGGGTGTGGTTGGTCTTCAATTAGACCCTGAGCGTTTGCGTCAACTTGCGATGCTTGGCCCAGAGGGTAGGAGCGCTGCGCTAGATGCTTTGAAGTTTGAGCAAGCGATGATTCCTGAAATGAAGACTGTTACTGCCAAACCAGGTGAGCAGATTGTAGACCCAAGAACAGGGCGGGTAATCTACCAAGCTCCGTCCGAGCAAAAGCAAACAGATCGATACCGTGTGCTGACTACAGAGGAGGTAAGACAGCAAGGACTTCCTAGTGGTAACTACCAAGTAAACGAATCAACCGGAAAGATTAGTACTGTTGGTAGCGCTCCTTTGGTTCAAGTTGGTGGAGAGATGTCTCCGTTTGGAAAAGCAGTAAGTCAAAAACAAGCGGATGTGTTTAGTAAAATCTCTGAAACTAGCCAAAATGCACGTCGTAGCCTCACGGAAATTGATCGTCTTGGCAACTTGCTTAATCAATTTCAGTCTGGTGGCGCTGCTGCGTTTAAACAGTTTGCTGGAAACTTTGGCATTGACACTAAAAATCTTAGTGAAATTCAAGCGGCTGAAGCAATTATTAGTAGGCTTGTCCCTCAGCAACGTCCACCCAACTCTGGAACAATGTCTGACGCAGATTTGGCTGAGTTCAAGAAGTCACTCCCACGGATCATAAACAGACCTGGTGCTAACCAAATTATCATTAAAACCCTCAAAGACATTGCCAATTATCAGATCAGAGAGGGCGAGATCGCAGACATGGTGATGGATCAAGAAATTACCCCAGCAGAAGGTCGCAAGAGACTTCGAGAGTTGGTCAACCCGATTGACACCTTCTTTGCTGGCGGTGTTTATCAGCAATACGGTCTTGAGCCACGGAGATAAGAATGGCTACTGAAAACATGTTTGGCCTCAAGGTTCCTAAGTCAACTACGGTTGTTGGAACCCCAAACCTTGAGCGAGTCATTCGTAATATGAACAGACTTGCTGAGGCTAAAGCGCCATCCTCTGATGTAAGTGCTTATCTTGCCTCTGAGGGGTTTAATGAAAAATCTTTTACTAATGCTCTTGAAAACTACAACAAGGCCAAAGGTGTTATTGCTGAATTTGGCCCGTTTAAGAATGCTCTCCAAGGATTAACCTTTGGATTCTCTGACGAAGCAGAAGCTGGCTTAAAAGCTCTAGTCGGAAAAGGAACTTACGAGCAGAACTTAGCTGCAATTCGTGGGGCGCAGGCTGAATACGAGGCAGGCGCTCCTATGAGTGAGGTTATTGGCGGGAAGATTGTTGGCTCCACTCCTCAGATGCTTCTAGGTGGCGCTGGTGCATTGCAGTTGTCTAGACTTGTTCCTCAACTTGCTAGGGCTCCTCGCCCTGTTGTTGCTACAACTGGTGCGACTGTCTCTGGTGGTGTTTCTGGGGGGCTTACGGGCGCAGGCGAGGCAGTGGAAGGTGGTCGAGTGTCCGGCGCTTCTGAGGGCGGTAAAACGGGCGCTATGCTTGGCCCAGTAGGTATGACGGTTGCCAAGGTTGGTAAGGAGGTTGGTCGCCCAGTTGTGGAGACTGTTCGCAGGGCAATGGGTCAAGAGCCAGTTACAGACTTTGCCCGACGTGCCGATGTCAAGCTGCTCCAGGCTTTGCAACGAGATGGGGTTGATCTTGATGAGGCAATGGCAAGGCTTAATCGTATTCGTGACAGCAATTACAAGCCAGAGACAATTATTGAGTTAGGTGGTGAGAATACTCGTGCGCTTGCTGACATCGTGGCCCAGTATCCTGGCGCTCGTGGTCGGGCCGCTCTGCTTGCTGAAGAGCGAATCACTGGTGCGCCTCAGCGGATCACACAAGACTTTAGGCAAGCCCTGCAAGTCAACGCAGATGCGTTTGATCTTGCCGACGATTTGATTAGAACTCGAACTGCTCAGGCTGATCCGTTATACAAACGAGCCTATCAAGAGGGTGGTGTGATTGAAGACCCTCGAATTGATAAGTTCATGAAGATTCCGCAGTTTCAGGACGCTTACCGGACTGCTCGTAGACTTGCTGCGCTTGATGGTATTGACCTTCCTCCAGACCCAACAAAAATGGGTCAGGTTGGCGGGTTTGACTTAATGACACTCGACTACATCAAGCGAGGTCTTGATGACGTGTTGTATGTCGGGAAGATGCCCACTAGCGGTATTGGAAAAACAGAGATGGGCAAACTTAAACAACGTCGCAATGAGTTTGTTGCGGTTATTGATGAGGTTGGCCCAGCATCTTATAGGGAAGCTCGTAGAGCGTTTGCTGGCCCAACTGAAGTTATTGATGCGATTGAGCAGGGGCAGAGGTTCACCAAGGTTGATCCTCGACAGCTTCGCAGAACTTACGACGGGCTCACTCCAGCCGAGCAAGAGGGCTTCCGAATTGGTGTTTATGACGCTATTCGAGAAGCGGTAGACAAAGGGACGGATGGGCATGACGTTCTGCGTCGGGTCTGGTCTTCTCAACAAAAACGCAATCAGTTGGCTGCGTTTATTGGCCCAGATGCTTTTGAAGACTTGCAGTCCCGCCTTTTGCGAGAGAGAGTTATTCGTGAGACAGACGTAGGCATGATGGGTGGATCACAGACTGCTCGACGGACTATTGCTGGGCGTGAGTTAGAAGGCGAAGAAGAGTTAGTCCCTAGCGTGATTCGTCAAGGCCCAACTGCTGCGCTACGAAACTACGCTCTACGCACAATGACAGGGCCAGGGCAGCCTACGGCAGAGGCTTTGTCGTCCACGTTGTTTAATTTAGACCCCAACGCTCAAAGACAAGCGCTGCTTCGTTTACAAAGCCTAGATCAATTGTTAAGGCAAGAAGCTGCTCGTGCTGGTGGTCAATCTGGAACAGTAATTGGAACCCAATCAGGACTTTTAGGAGAGTAAAGTGGCTAAAAGCAAGATCAGTCAGTATGACGCTACCGCAGCGCAGAATACTGATGTCAATAACGTCAACATTGCGGAAGGCTGCGCTCCTTCTGGTATCAATAACGCCATCCGTGAGGTTATGGCTGCGCTCAAGCGCTTCGAGACTGGTTCCGATGGTGACTCTCTTACGGTAGGTGGGAACCTCGTAGTTAGCGGTTCTGCAACTTTTAATACATTTACCGTCACGACAGTTTCTGTCTCGCAGATTACATCCTCTGGGAACATTAGTGTCGGTGGGAATTTGGCGGTTACGGGAACGTCTGCGTTCACCGGAAACATGACGGTAGTCGGAAACATTAACGGCACGACTATCCCAACGTCAAAGACGCTTGTTGATACGGACTCTGCACAGACGCTTACCAACAAGACGCTGACATCCCCTGTTTTGACCACGCCAGCTTTAGGAACTCCATCTGCGGCTGTTCTGACGAATGCTACTGGGCTTCCTCTTTCAACTGGCGTGACCGGAACTTTGCCAGTAGCCAACGGTGGTACAGGAGTAACGTCTCTTGGGTCTGGCGTAGTTGATTTTCTACAAACCCCATCATCTGCCAATCTGCGTGCTGCTGTTAGTGATGAGACCGGAACCGGATCGCTGGTCTTTGCAACTAGTCCCACACTTGTAACTCCTGCGCTTGGGACTCCTTCTGCCGCAGTGCTGACAAACGCTACAGGACTTCCGCTAACGACCGGAGTGACGGGTACTTTGCCTGTAGCTAACGGTGGAACGGGGATTACATCTTTTGGTACAGGTGTCGCAACTGCCCTCGGTCAAAACGTCACTGGGTCAGGAAGCATTGCACTAAGTACTAACGCTGCTCTGACCACCCCAAACATTGGAACACCGAGCGCTGGTACGCTGACTAACTGTACTGGTTTGCCTATTGCCACCGGAGTTTCTGGTCTTGGTTCAGGTGTCGCTACCTTCTTGGCTACGCCTTCAAGCTCTAACCTGCGCTCCGCAGTAACAGACGAGACGGGTAGCGGGTCATTGGTATTCGCTACATCTCCGACCTTGGTTACTCCTGCGCTTGGAACCCCGTCATCTGCAACACTAACAAACGCAACTGGGCTCCCTCTGTCTACGGGTGTAACGGGTACGCTTCCTATCGCTAACGGTGGAACCAACGCATCTACTGCTGCCGCTGCTCGTGTAAACATCCTTCCAGCGCTTGCGTCTAACTCTGGGAAGGTCTTGGCGGTCAATGTTGGCGAGACTGACGTAGAGTTTATTACTGTTAGCGGAACGGGAACGGTTACATCTGTTGGTGGAACTGGAACTGTTAACGGCATCACGCTAACGGGAACTGTCACATCATCTGGAAACCTAACACTAGGAGGCACACTCTCTGGTGTAGACCTTACCTCTCAAGTTACGGGTACGCTCCCAGTCGCTAATGGTGGCACAGGGATCACTTCTTTTGGTACGGGTGTCGGAACTGCGCTGGGGCAAAATGTCACAGGTTCAGGTGGCATTGTATTGGCAACATCGCCAACACTTACAACTCCAAACTTAGGAACTCCATCTGCCGCAACTCTTACAAATGCCACGGGATTGCCAATCTCTACTGGTGTCTCTGGTTTGGGAACTGGAGTAGCGACTGCTCTTGGAACTAATGCAAACGCTACAGGCGGTTTTGTAACCGTAGATGGAACGGCAACCCTTACCTCTAAGACCCTCACCGATCCAGCAATTATCGGAACCATTCTTGAGGATGTTTACACAATTGCTGATGGCGCAGCGTTTGAGATCGACCCCAGCAATGGCTCGATTCAGCTCATCACTCTTGGTGCGTCCCGTACTCCCAAGGCGACGAACTTTGCGGCAGGTGAGTCTATAACGCTGATGGTAGACGATGGCTCTGCGTATACGCTGACATGGACTGACGCAACCTTTGGCGGCTCTGGTGTTGTGTGGAAGACCGACGGAGGCACTGCACCTACGCTGAACACTTCTGGTTATACGGTCATTGTGTTGTGGAAGGTCAGCACTCAGGTCTATGGCGCAAGAGTGGGGGATGCGTAATGCTGGCGAATAAGGCACTGTCTGCGAGTGCAGCAGTTAACAACGCTTGGGACATCACAAAGTTTGTCTACGATGCTCAGTCAAAGGCTTGGGATATTTCTACCTTAACTCATTTCCAAAGTTTTTCTGTGGCGGGGCAAGACACAACTCCATCAGGGTTATTCTTCAAACCAGACGGCACTAAAATGTATGTTTTGGGAAATGCTGGTGACGATGTTAATGAATATTCACTATCAACAGCTTGGGATATTTCAACTGCATCGTATGTTCAAAATTTTTCTGTAGCAACGCAAGAATTAGCCCCACAAGATTTATTCTTCAAACCTGATGGTACAAAGATGTATGTTGTTGGGTCAACAGGTGATGCTGTAAATGAGTATTCGTTATCAACTGCATGGGACATCTCTACTGCTTCTTATGTACAGAACTTTTCTGTAGCAACTGAAGAAACATTCCCAAATGGTTTATTCTTTAAACCTGATGGCACTAAAATGTATATTGTTGGCAGCGACGGTGACGAAGTTAACGAATACTCTCTATCAACTGCTTGGGATATATCTACTTGTTCTTATGTCCAAAACTTTTCAATAGCAACTGAAGAAACAGTTCCAACAGGTTTATTCTTCAAACCAGATGGAACTAAGATGTATGTTTTGGGAAATACTGGTGATGATGTAAATGAGTACTCCTTATCTACCGCATGGGATATTTCAACCGCATCTTATGTTCAAAATTTTTCAGTTTCTCCGTTAGACGGAAACCCAAATGGTTTATTCTTTAAACCTGACGGCTCTATGTTTTATTTTGTTGGCATTACCAACGATTCAGTCTACCAATACACACTTGGTGGGTTTAGTGTAGTAAATGAGGAAACAGGCGCACAAGGTTTATTCTTTAAACCTGATGGAACAAAGATGTATGTTATTGGTACTGCTGGTGATGATGTAAATGAATATTCACTATCTACTGCATGGGATGTAAATAGTGCCTCCTATGCCCAAAACTTTTCTGTAGCATCTCAAGACGCAACCCCAAATGATTTGTTCTTCAAACCAGACGGCACTAAAATGTATGTTCTTGGAGGCAGTGGCGACGATGTAAACGAGTATTCATTGAGTAGCGCTTGGGATATATCCACTGCAAGTTATGTTCAGAATTTTTCGGTAGTAAATGAAGACACAAACCCACAAGGATTATTCTTTAAACCTGATGGCACTAAAATGTATGTTGTTGGTGCAATTGGTGACGATGTAAATGAGTACTCCTTATCAACTGCTTGGAATATTTCAACTGCCTCTTATGTTCAAAACTTCTCAATAGCAGCACAAGAAACAAACCCAACAGGTTTATTTTTCAAATCCGACGGTACTAAAATGTATGTTGTTGGTCAAACAAATGACAATGTAAACGAATACTCTTTATCTACTGCTTGGAATATTTCTACTGCTAGTTACACCGCAGCCTTAAAAATAGTTGCTGCAATCTCTACTGGAATTTTTATGCGAGACGATGGATTACAATTGTTCGTTTTAGATAACACCACTGACAAAGTATATTCATACACAATTAACTAGGAGCAATAAATGTTCGTGAAAATCACAAACGGGCAGATAGACAAGTTCCCCTACACCATAGGTGATCTTCGTAAAGACAACCCGAACACCTCATTCCCTAAAAACATCCCTGACTCTCTCTTGTCAGAGTTTGGTCTTGTACGAGTAACAGAGGCGGCAGCACCAGACTATGATTCTCGCACTCATCGCCTAGTCACTCAGCAACCTACTCTGGTCGATGGTGTCTGGACTGTCACTCGGGCTGTAGTCGCAAAGGATCAAGCGCAGGTAGATGCTGAAGCAGCGCAGAAGGCATCGAGTGTGCGTCAGCAGAGAGACAAACTACTTGCAGAAACAGATTGGCTCGTCATCAAGAATCTAGAGCTAAACCAAAACATTCCTGGAGTCTGGGAGGTCTATCGTCAAGCACTGCGGGATATACCATCGCAAGAAGGTTTCCCTTGGAATGTTACTTGGCCTGAAAGCCCGTAATGCTGGTAGAGATTGCAGCAGCTAACGCTGCCTTTGCAGTCATCAAAGAGGCAATTCAGAATTCTGGTGAACTGGTATCCGCAGGGAAGGCTATCGCAGAGTGGTTTGATGCGAAGTCTTCCCTTCAGAAAAAAGTAGAAGAAAAGCCTTACGACCAACGCAGTGACCTAGAAGAATTCTTCGCTCTTGAGCAACTCAAGCAGCAGCAAGAAGAATTAAAACAAATGATGATCTACCAAGGTCGCCCAGGCTTATGGGACGACTGGCTTATGTTTCAGGCTGAAGCAAAGAGAAAGCGTGACGCAGAGGCCCGTAGACTCATCCTTGAAGAACAAGCCAGGAAAGAAGCAGACAAGCAGGCTCTCATCACCATAGGGGCAACACTAGGTGGAATCCTTGCTGCGTCTTTGCTGATCTGGTTCACCGTCCATGTAATCCAAAACAGAGGTATTTAATGCTTTCACTCATCTCCACACTTGGTGGCCTCCTTATCTCTGGTCTGCCTAAAGTCCTAGAGTTCTTCCAAGACAAAGCTGACAAAGCGCACGAAGCTAACCTCATGCGCCTCCAGATGGAGCGTGAACTTGCTCTGGCTGCACAGGGTTTTATAGCCCAAGAGCGCATCGAGGAAATCAAGACAGAGCAGGTGGCTATGGAAACCACCGCCTTGATGACAGAAGCAGCCCTCAAACACGACGAGAGGGTTCTGGACAGAGCTTCTCAGTGGGTGGCTAACTATGTCGGGACAGTGCGCCCAACGGTGACTTATATCTTCGTGTTGGAGTTGGTAGCCATTAACATCGGTATTGCTTGGTATGCCTTCACGCAACCTGGTCTGATTGTAGATGTAAGTACATTCATCGCAGTAGCCGATATGATCTTCTCTGACGATGAGATGGCAATGCTTGGAGGGATTATCGGGTTCTGGTTCGGGTCTCGTAACTGGAACCGCAGATGAAGGTCTCAGAGAAGTGCAAGCACATGATGATGCACCACGAGGGCATAAGGTTTAAGCCATACTTATGCCCAGCGAAAATTTGGACGATAGGTGTGGGCCATGTCTTATACCAAGAACAGATTAGATTGCCTGTTCAACGAAGGCAAGGTTATACTGGGCCTATTAGAACGGAGTTCCCTCTCAAGACAGAAGATTTTAGAATCTGGTCGAAGGAGGAGGTTCTGGAACTTTTTACGCAAGACTTGGTTCGTTTTGAGCGTGGTGTGCTTCGACTTGCTCCTAATCTGGATGGGCGGCAAGGCGCTTTTGATGCTTGTGTGAGTTTTGCCTTCAATGCGGGACTTGGTAATTTCCAGAGGTCTACCATCCGCATGAAAAACAATCGGGGCGAGTTTGAAGCAGCCGCCGATGCCTTTTTAGCGTGGGTCAAGGGTGGTGGAAAAGTTCTGCCTGGACTCGTTAAACGAAGACAAGATGAACGAAAGCTCTACTTATCATGACAACGGAAGCAACTAAACACGCTCTTGATGCGGTCTCTGTCGTAACAGTGGTCGGAACCCTTGCCGACATCCTCCCTGCGGTAGCTGCACTGTTTACGATCATCTGGACAAGCATTCGCATCGTTGAGACACGGACATTCAGAACTATCTTCAAACTGAAACCGTTAGATAACAAAGAGTAAGGTATAAGTCGGTATGCGCCTGACAACAGATGCTTGCCGAGTGATGTATGAGTGCTTAATTCAACTCCCTCCGATTAAAGGCTGGCGTTTACCTCCAAGCCAATATATCAATTTTGGTATAGTCCGAGACCCCACTTGTTACGGGGACTACTCGCCTGACCCTCATACGATCCGACTCTCCTCGAAGAAGATCGCTCACCTCGATACTGCGCTAAAAACGATGGCGCATGAGATCGTCCACCTCAAACTCTATAAAGATAAGTCTCCGGTCTGGGATAAGCATGGCCCAGAGTTCCAAGCACTAGCTCACGATGTCGCTAAGACGATGGGCTGGGATCATTTAGAGTTCTGATGCCGTATAAAGACCCAGACATAAAGAAGCAGAAGCAGGCTGAGTACGCTAGGAAGTACTACCTCAGAAACCGAGAGGTTAGCCTAGAGCGCACGAGGAAGGGAAAGATTCTTTCCTCCGCAAGGTGGTCTGAGTACAAGTCCACCCTCTGTTGCGTTTACTGCGGTTATAACGAGCATCCTGCCGCCCTAGACTTTCACCATGTTGTCCGTCAACCAGACAACGAGAAGGTCTACAAGCTGGCTGCTAACAACTCCTGGAAGCGTTTAAGGGAGGAGATAAAGAAGTGCATAGTGCTCTGCGCCAACTGCCACAGATACTTGCACAATGACGTAGAATTCGAGAATAAGGTGTTGGATAAGGTCAGGGATCAATTCAAGGTAGCACTGAAAAAGGTACACAAATGAGCATCCAACAACAGATTGAAATGCAGGAAAGACTATACAACGTGATGCGTGAAGACTTCGTGGAGAAGGATCGCTACATCAACCAATTGGAGGGTGTAGTCCACAGCCTGCTAAACAAGGTCAAGCGTCGGGATCAGACGATTTCCGAACTGCGTGAAGCTGTAAGATCACTGACTTCAGTTCAGTCGTAAGCGTCTCTCCGTGCTTCTCCTCGAACTCGGCTAACCATCCTACCCTTCTGCGTTTAGGCATGTTGAGTAGGTGGATAGCCAGTCCGTTCATCTTCCACTCGTGTTCAGCTTTAATCTTGCTCATGAACTCCTCTTTACTGAGCGTCTGAACAATCGAGCCTTCCCTTGGTAGCTCACCTCCAAATCCCCCGTCTCCAAGAGTAAGTTGCATCTGAGTCTTACCAAAGACGGAGAGACAAGGAAGTGATGGGCGATGTCATTCGTCGATACCGGACGTTTTCTGTCCAAATACTGAAGAAGTCTGTCGAGGGTCATGTTTGATAATCCTCAGCATGTCTGGGGGTCGCCATCCTTCTGGCTTCATGATCTTCCCGTTCTCGTCTCTCTGCACCCGTCCGAGTTCTGGGTCAATCTTTCTGAGGTTCGAGATAGCAACCTCATCCCATCCACGCTCTAGTGGTAGGTTCATCATCTGAGCCAGACCGATAAGAACCCAGATTGAGTCACAGATAGCGTCAAGCGCATCTGCTTTGGCCTGGAGTTCATCTTGCTCAGTCTCTGCTGCGTTAAAGTCTGCCATCGCATCTTCAAGTTCACCAATCTCCTCTACCACTAAATCGTGATAGAGAGAGATGGTCTTGTGCGAAGGCTCCTGTCCGCAGGCTTTCAGGAAGGCTTCAACGTCGTAGATCAAAATGGAACCTCGTCATCGTCGAATCCAGCCTTGGGAGCGTCTTTCTGCTTTGGCTCGGTCAACATAGCCCAACCATCCCAGCCTACAGGCACAGACTCCAGCTTGATGCTCATACCATTCCTGGTATCCATAACCACACCCATTTTCACCCAGCGCTTCTTTTCCTCGCCAGCCTTGTTGGTGTAAGTTCCGCTACTTGCGATGACTTCGTACTTAATCCCCATTCTTCACCTCTTTAAGTGCCTTCAAAGTTTCCCCAATAACCTCAAGTGCTTGGTCAAGATCACCCAAATACAGTTCTTCTTTGTCTTCAGCCTCAATGGTTACCAAGTCATCCACAACCTTCAGTGCGTAGGTCGTCTCACCAAAGTTATTACTTGCATCAATTGTGTACAACGCTTGTTTAGTCAACATACCGCCTCCTATTTAAGAAACTCAGCAAACTCTTGTGCAAACAAATCTTGCACCTTATCAAACAACGCCTGAGCGTCGTCCGTCATGTCGGCAGTCTTCTCCAAGGTGCGGAGGTGATGCCGAAATGATTCAATAGCCGCCATCATGAACGGGCCTTGCATGTACTCCATAACCTCGTCCATGTTGTCGGTGTCAGTGTCAATCTTAATTTCCAAGACGCTTCTCCCATTCGTTAAGCTCTTCCAAGAAGGTGTAAACCTTTTCCTCAAACTCCCGTATCTCGTCTTGGCTCGGCTCGAACCTGATGACTTTGATCTGGGATGCTTTGGGGAACATTGGGTGGAAGGAAACCCAGTGTACGAACTCCCGACCTGTACAGGCTACCTGGCAGAGTAGCTGCGGCCTATAGTCGGAGGGAACTCTCTCGCTGAGAAAGTTCTCAATATGCTTTGGCCCTTGTGGGCATTTGATCTCTATAAGGCCACCATCGCTCGTAAAGCCGTCAGGAGAGGCTCCTAAGCCCTTTATGAGAGGGTGTTCTATGAACCCTACATCCTCAACGGAAAGCCCCGTAAACTCGCTAAAAGCGATCTTGGCGACGGGTTCCTGTTCTGTTCCCCAGCGCATTGCGGGGGTCTCAGGGATTACGGTAGGAACACCCGTAAGACGTTCAGCGAGAAGCTGAAGCCTGAGATTCTTGCGGTAAGCAGACTCACCAGTCTTTGTTGTAGCCAGCGCATCCCCACACCTCGAAGCGGTTAACTTGCCTAGCCGACTCTTGTACCATTCCTCTGATCTCTGAGCATCCACTCTAGTCTCCTTAATAACACCCTAAGCTCATCTTCCAATCTGTCCGTAGAGATTCTTAATCTCTGAGCAATAGTATACGTTTGGTGATCTGGGAAGTCAACGTAACGAAACCGAAGGACTTTTCGACTCCACGGGCCAAGCTCTCCTATGCACTTCTCAACCAACTCAGCGTCTAGCTCGTCAATCTCTATCTCAATCTCATCACGTTCCCAGACCTCTCCAGCCTCGGGAATGTAGTTACCCTCAGCAGACGCAGCCTGAGTCTGCCTGGGAGGGCCAACCCACCCTCTACACCATCTCGCCCAATTTAAGAGTCTTTCTTGAACCATTGTGAGAACTCCGGTCTGTTTTCAAGTACCCAAGGCTTTGCGTCTTCAATGCACTTGTCGTAGTCCATGCCGCAGGTCTGGCTACCAACGTGGTGGATATACGCTCTGGAAATGTAGTGTTCGTATCCCTTCTCAGACATGTCGTGGCACTGGATGTCATCGCTGAACCAGTTGATAGGCGGGAAGTCCACCCAGGCAGGTTTTTGTATATACGCACAGATGGGGGCGATTACATGTGTCCTGACAATGTGCGCCTCTGATGCGTGCTTCATTGCGAAGCAGTCCCCGTCGTGCCTGTAGCGGATGTTCTGAGCGCCCCTGGCGTAGTCAGACCGACAGGCCACCCATCCCAGTTTCCGATGTGCCAACGTTGCTACATCTTCCATTAGTGTCTGGAAAGTGTAAGGCGTAAACACAATATCGTCGTTGCACACAATGATGTCGTTATGCCTCTCAAAGGCTTGGTTCACGACTGCGTTATACGCATCACCAAAGTTCGTAGCCTCGTTAGGGCTATTCAGCGTCCTATGCCTCGGAAAGAGCATGTCTGATCCCGATAGGTAAACCTCCACCTCAAGGGGGACGTAGAAGGTCACAGACGCAGCCAGCACAGGCAGGCACTTAGCGTTCTGGGTGGCGATTACGAGAGCAGTCACAGATTCACCAGTTTCCAGTAGCGAATGGGAACAGAAAAGAACTGTTCTTCCTTCAAGTACTTGTTAGGGTTGTTGATAACTTGACTGTCAAGAATTATATCACCCTTGGTATACAAGGCTTGTGTCAAGTCTGCCTTCACAGAAAAGAGTAGGGTTGGGAGATCAAGTAGAAAAAACTTGCGTTTTCGTACTGGAATGTTGACCGTAGCAAAAGGAAAGTCTCCCACCCAGTGTGACCTTTTTTCTACCTCGACATGAGCTATTAACGCATCACGTTCATACACGTCTATGTCTACGTCGTACTTGCCGCCCTCTCTGGGGTCTAGCTTCCACGCTCGTTTAATGTAGGCCATCACTGCATCCTTAGCAGGCCCATCGTTCTCGTCGTGTAACTCAGGAGAGAAGGGCTTGGAGCGTGTCATTGAGCGCATCTAGCTCGTCCATTTTCTTAACGTCCCAGATTCGTCTCTGCCCATGCCATCCGTTTACAGACCCACGGTGGCAGTCAGGGCAGAGAGGGATACACAGATACTGATAGTGCTGCCGTATGTGGTGTGCCTCACTTGGCCCTGTAGCGCCACACACTACACAGTCCATCTCTTTAATCTGAAGGAGATGGCTCTTCTCACGCTTGTTTAGTTTATTCAGCATTCTCGGCTATCCAGTGAAAGACCTGCTCGACATACTCAGCAAACTCAGCCTTGGTCAACTTAGTCGTAGAAGCGGGAACCCAGATCACCTCGTCGTGAACTTGGAAGGTATGCTCACCCAGGAATTGCTTCTTAAAGTACTCATGCCAGAGACTAGGTGTGTGTCCGTGTTTATCCGATAACTCACCCAATTGCGCCCAATAAAGCCTGTTCTGCTCGTCTGACCTGCTGGGTGCTTTGATCTCTACTGTATGCCCGTCTGGAGCCTCTGAGATGGCCTGTATGACCCTCGTGCGGTCATGTGTGAGGATGTGCTTCACCTAGCGCCTCCCATGCTCGTCTAGCCACTTTTGAAACTTGTCCATTTCCAGTGGCTTTAAGTCTGTCCATCCGACAGGCCACCCCATCAGCCACTCGACCCACATCGGGTTCAACTTCCCACCAGCTTGTGCGGCAAGTGTTGGCGTATTCCGTTCCGACTCTGATGGTGCATTTGTTTCCTTTGCCATGTGAGCCGTTGGTGTTGTCCATTTTTGCTTTGACCCAGATTCTGTCTCGCTGATGCGGAGCGCCAACATCGGCTGCTCCCAACACTCCCCATCTCGCATCAAACCCCATCGAGGCCAAGTCTCCGAGAACAGTTCCAAGTCCCCTGCTAGTGAGCATTGGTGAGTTCTCCACGAAGACGAATCTGGGTCGTACTTCGTGAATGATCCTCGCCATCTCTCGCCACATTCCTGATCGCTCTCCGTCGATCCCTGCTCCTTTACCTGCGGCTGAGATGTCCTGGCATGGAAAGCCTCCAGATACGACATCAACAATTCCTCGCCACGGTCTTCCGTCAAAGGTTTGTATGTCATCCCAAATCGGGAAAGGCGGGAGAATGCCGTCATTCTGTCTGGCGGCAAGTACGCTTGCTGGGTAGGGTTCCCATTCGACTGCACAGACCGTTCTCCATCCAAGGAGATGTCCCCCAAGTATTCCTCCGCCAGCGCCTGCGAAAAGAGCCAACTCATTCATGCCGCCCTCATAGACTGTCGCATAACCGCTGCTTTGAAGTCTGGGAAGCTGGGGAAGTCTTCAGGCTTGAGTCCTAACTCCCTGCCCTTCTTTTCTATTCCGGTGGCACTCTCCCACCAGTTAACAATCTTGCCTTCTATCTCTACGGTGTTCTCTAGCTCCACCCCGTAGTCATCGTCCCATCTCTCTGCTCTTAACCATGTCGCTGGATAGGGTATGTACTTGCCTCCGTTCTCCCTCCAGCTATCTGTCTGCTTTGCTGCCTTTATTGCTTTGATGATGGTCTGTATGTCTGGCCTGACCTTCTCTGTTTGCGCCCAGGCTTTTCTTGCATCCCCCTTTGCTATCTTTCTCGGGTACTCCTTCCAGAAATCTTCAAATTCCATCTTCTTCTCCTTTTTTAGACATAGCTCCCCCAAGGGTGGAAGCCCACCTGATCCCAGTTGCTAACACCAGCAGAACTTAATAACACTCAACCTAGATAACCCATAAGGCAGCGATTCATTCAACTGAGAGTTGGTCTCCACCGCTTGTCTCTCAATCTACTCCAGTCCCTCGCTGACAGGCTGGAACCTTGATGCAGGGTGTACGCATAAGGTGTCTTTTCTTCCTCGCAGCCGATTCAAGCTCTTGCTAACGTGAGGAGTACGACTAGAAATAAAAAAACCCTCTAGTGGAGGCTCGGGCTTGACAGGCCAGCATGGTGGAGATCATGCGTATCAAGCCCCCGCTAAAGGGTTCTCATCTGGTCTCCACACTATGCTGGGGCGTCACTCCCAACATGGTCAATACTACTCAACAAATTTTCGCTCGTCAACTCCACAACCCGATGCTTCATCTCTCCCTTTGTATTTTTGCTCCAGCCGTGGACGAAGACCCGCCAGCCAGACTCCAGCATTGCAGGGAAGTACTCGGACTCTTGAATTTTCTTGACCCTTGAAGACACGCCTGTGCTAGTAGTCTGTACCGCCCAGGTCTCCCCGTTGCCTATGGCTAAGATGTCTATACACCCATACAAGTCAACCCTCTTCCTGGCAAACGAGTTCCAGTACTCACAGACCCAAGGCTTCATGCCCTGCTCTTTTAGGTACTTCAGGCTTCGTTGTGTGGGTGACATGTCTCAAATATACAACAGGGGAAACTACTTAGAAAAAAAGTTGTTTACTTCTGTGTGCAGGTCTGTATAGTTCTACTCATAGCAGTTAACAACCACAGGAGAAGATGATGAGAGAACCCGTAGATTGCTGGATTTCGGAGTATAGCCACATGGTAGAAGAGTCAGAGCAACAACAGAAGGAACACGAGCAGAGCTGCGAACTGGTCAAGTATCAACTCATGCAAGTCGCCAAGCTCGTAGAGTTTTATGCAGACCTGTTCTCGTTCCCCCTCAACCGCAGCGACGAGCAAGTAGCCCTTACCTGGAAGCTTATCGACAACCTCAACATTGACCTACGTTCTTACAGGAATAACTTCGATGACTGAGACCAGGGCAGAGCGAATCGCCTTCGCAATCGTAGCGCCCATTTGGGCCATCACATTTATTTGGTTTTGTTTCCTCTAGGAGAAGAAGATGTCAAACACAGGTATCGTAAACATTCGTGGCAAAGAGTACATGACGGTTGCACTCCGAGTTCAACAGTTTCGTGAGAAGCACCCAGACTGGTCGATTACAACCGAGATCGTCTTTCGTGACGAAAATGAAGTGGTCATGAAGGCGACCATCTTGAATGAGACCAATCGAGTCATCGCAACTGGTCACGCAGAAGAGAAGCGCAAGGCATCTCAGATCAATCAAACCTCTGCCCTTGAAAATGCAGAGACATCAGCAATCGGTCGGTGCTTAGCAGCAGCAGGCTTTGGAGGGACAGAGTTCGCCAGCGCCAATGAAGTCCAAAACGCTGTGCATCAACAAAGCAAACCTAAAGCTGACCCCTCTAAGGCTATAGAAGCGATTCTGGCGGCTCCGAACATCCCAACCCTACAGACGGTCTTCCAGGCTGCGGTAAGGCAGTTTAGCGGGGATCAGGATGCACTCTCGAAGATCACTGCCGCTAAAGACGAAAGGAAGGTGTCCCTTGCGAGTTAAGTTCAAGGGGGAGTACCCCATGTGTTTTACAAGGCAGCAGTGGGAGGAGTGGAAGGAGGCCGCTAGGACAGAATGCCCAGCCCACGGGCCTTGCAACGACTGCACGCCTCAATTCAAAAACGAGATGATGGAGAAGAACAGATGCGAAAACCCACAAGTAGTATTCCTGAAGAACGCAGACGGGTCACTCTCAGGCCACTTACCTACATACCTGTTTTAGTAGTCTCTGCGATCATTATTTGGATCATGGCAACAGTCTGGAACACGCACAGGATAGCGACCAACGAAGAACTCCAGAGAGCCTACAGGCAGGGTTTCAATGCTGCTCTGGACACTAAACGAGTCAAGCCTGAGCTAGAGGGCGCATGTTTAACACTATGGTGGGGGCAGAATGTACGAACAACTGATTGAGTATTGCTACAAACCTCGGACGATCACTGACATCCAGGCGCACTTTAAGGTCGGTAGAAGTCAGGTCAGCAAGCAACTATTGAAGCTGCAACTGGAAAACAAGATCATCCGACGGGTGACGGATCAAGGGACGGAGCGCATGGCATGGTGGTACATGACCCAAAAGCCAGAGGCTCCTGCAAAACTGGCTAAGAAGTATTCAAAATGTGTGATGGGGGTATGGCTATGATTGACGAACTAGTAAACGACTACTGCATACTTGGCGACGACGGTGCGGTTATCTTCGCAAGCTACGATCATGTACTGGAATTTGTTGAGAAGATTCGATCCGATAAGCGTGAATGGGTTGGTTTTACGGACGGTGAGAAGAAATACTTGAAAGCACTTGGCTACGTTGGAATTGAAGATATTGAATCAAGACTAAAGAGGATGAACACATGAACGATCCAGCATTGCATGTTGTAAAAATACAACAACTCGGAGCAGAACTCAGAGAACTAACGGCTAATGCAGCCAAGCCAGATTCTGCAAGACTGGCTATGATCCAGACAGTATCCAGAGAAATCGCTGAACACTCCCAGAAAGTTTTTTCTTGGGCCTTGGAGACCAAATGAGTTGCCAACAAGTACTTGACGCACTAACCGAACCACGCACCTCTCAGCAGATTGAGGTTATTACCAACCTAAAGCGAAGCTATATCTCCGCTTGCCTAGCCAGATATGTCAAACAAGGAAAGGTAGTCAAAACCAAGGTCGAGACCACTAATAAACTTGGCCCGAGGATGATTTACGTCTTCTCCCTTGCACCAAAAGTTGAAGGGTGATATATTCGGGGTGGGCTATTGCGCCCATCTTCTCCTCCTGTAGTGATTCGCCCAGCCAGTCTGGGCTTTTTTTTGGAGCCTGACATGTACGGCAAAAAACCCATGAAGAAACCCACCAAGCCTGGGAAGAAGAAGTGAAAGGCCCGACGATTATGATCGGCCTTCTCGGGTCTGAGCCTGAGACGGTCAAGAAAGATGGTCTCCTCGAAGATGGTGAGTGTCCGCTTGCGACTCAGGACGAGATCGTAAACAAAGGAAACAAGCAGGTTGCCATCCTGAAAGCCTCTTACGGCCCAGCAGAGGGTGAAGAGCGCTGCGGCAACTGTGAGTACGGTATGGACATGAAGAAGTGCGGTCTCAAGAATTCAGAGGTCTATTGCGAGATATTCGACTTCAAGTGTTCCAAGAAGAACGTCTGTGATGCCTGGGAGGAAAAAGATGCCGAGCGTGAGTAAAGCCCAAAACCGTTTCATGCAAGCTGCCGCCAAGAGCCCCAAAATGGCAAAGATGATGGGAGTTCCGCAGAAGGTGGCTAAGGAATACGTCAAAGAGACGAAATCCATGAAGGGCAAACCGGAGTACAAGAAGTGAAAGCCGTTTGGGACAAGAAGCGCCCAAAGGCTCTGGGTAAGCCTGACCCTCTATCTCCAAAAGAGAAGAAGTCAGCCAAGGCTATGGCTAAGTCTGCTGGTCGGCCCTACCCGAACCTGATTGACAACATGCGAGCAGCGAAGAAGAAATGAAAGTAAGAGAGGCCGCCAAGATTCTTGAGCGCATAGGGGTAGAGGACTACAACCGACCCAAACGCACTCCTAACCACCCTACTAAGTCACATGTAGTCGTGGCTAAAGAGGGCGATAAGGTCAAGACCATCCGATTCGGTCAACAGGGCGTTTCCGGCAGTCCAGCTAAGAAGGGTGAGTCTGCCGGAGACAAGGCCCGTAGGAAGTCATTCAAGGCCAGACATGCGGCAAACATCGCCAAGGGCAAGATGAGCGCAGCGTACTGGGCCGATAAGGTCAAATGGTAAAAAAGAAAGTTCAAGAGATCGCAGGCCCAAAACTTAACCTCGGGTCTGGAAAAGACTGGAGGGCGGATTTTATCAACGCAGACATCCAGCCTGAGAAAAACCCAGACTGGGTGCTAGACATAACAAATGTCCCCTGGGGGCAAAGCATCACAACGAGACTAGGGAAGTTCAAGATCGAGCGAGAGATGTTCGCAACCATCTTGGCAAACGATGTACTAGAACACATTCCCGACCTCGTTAAGGCAATGACAAACTGTAAAGACCTCCTCAAGCCTGGAGGCGAGATGTACATCCATGTACCTTATGATTTAAGTCTAGGGGCATGGCAAGACCCTACGCATGTCAGAGCGTTCAACGAGAATAGCTGGCTTTACTACACAGACTGGCATTGGTATTTGAATTGGAAAGACAGGTTCACAATGAAGAGCCTAACCTTCCACAAGAACCCTAACATCGAGTGTCCAGACGAGTTACTAACAATAACTCCGAGGGCAATCGACTCCATGAGCGTGATACTAGAGAAAAATGGCTGAGAGACTAACCCCACTGACGAGCAGAATTGACGCACTCAAGCGACAACTCTTTGACGCTCTGCAAAACCCTGCTGACTACGCAAGCATGCTGGGTGGACGAGTAGTCGAATCTGGTCAGGCGGCAAAAGCACTCCAGAGCCAAGCATTTGCAGACCCACGGCAGCCATTCAAGGTCACAGACGAGAACGCACTACGCCAACTCACAGACATGATGATGGCGGGGCCAATGGGGTTTGCGCCAGTAGGAAGTGTCAAAATTGGTCAAGGTCTAACAAAATTAAAAGAAGATGCTAAAAGACTAGATATAAAAGAGTTCTTGGATAAGCATGTCACTCAATTCATGCCAGAACACATGAATATGAAAAGTCCTCCAGAAGGGGTTGTAAAGCAAGAGCCTCACGAATACCTTCCCCCTGGCTTGCTTGATCCAAGCGAATGGTCTAGTTGGGCTGACCGATCTTTGCCAGGTTCTTCGGAGAAGATTAAGTCTTTTAGGGAATCCTTAAAGCGTGGTGACAAATTCCCCCCTGTTTTAGTTCATACCCAAAAGGGTGACTTGCCATATGTAGAGGATGGCCACCATCGAATGGCGGCTTACATTGAAGAGGGCGTAAAAGAGGTTCCTGTTAGTTTTGACATAAATTCTTTAATAAAAATTTGGAAAGAGCAGAACAACAGTCAAGCAAAGACTTCTTCTTTGTATCAAGATTATCTACAGACACTTAAATAAAATTAGTGTGTATACTCCTCATATCGAGCAACCCTAGAGGACTCAATGCAAGGCGCACATCAGATTGAAAAGATCGGCATTGAAAAGCTGATCCCGTATGCCAAGAACTCGAGGACGCACTCAGACGAGCAAGTAGCTCAGATCGCAGCGTCAATCAAAGAGTTCGGATTCAACAACCCTGTTCTTATTGGCGAGGATGATGTCATCATTGCTGGCCACGGACGGGTCATGGCTGCAAGGAAGATCGGCCTTATGGAAGTCCCATGCATAAGACTGGGGCATCTGACCGAGACGCAGCGAAAGGCATACATTATCGCAGACAACCGACTGGCTCTGAACGCTGGCTGGGATAACGAGCTACTCACGATAGAGTTAAACGAACTTTTAGCGGATAACTTTGCGCTCGACATCTTAGGTTTCGATGTAGACGAGCTAAAGAACCTGCTAGACCCTGTAAAGCCTACGGAAGGACTTACAGACGAAGACGAAGTGCCAGAGGTTCCAGAGGAGCCTAAGACCAAGCCTGGGGACATTTACCAACTAGGTCGGCACAGGCTGATGTGCGGTGACTCTACGAGCATAGATGCGGTGGAGAAGCTGATGCCAGAAACGGCAAACATGATTTTTACTGACCCACCTTACTTAATGGACTTTACCGGTGGGATTCATGCTGACGGAAGCAAGTCGTTTAACGCAAAGCATGGGGCGATCAAAAACGACAAAATGTCCGAGCAAGAAGGCAACGACTTTTTAGATGCGATTAATTCAATCATAAAAATAAAGGTTGATGGAGCGTTTTACATTACCTTTTATCGTTTGGGCATCGGGAAGTATTACGCTAGTTTTGATAGAACGGGCCTCAAATGCAGGTCGCTTATCATTTGGGACAAAGGCAACCACACACTAAGCAATAGTGACTATATGTCAATGTATGAGCCAATGTTTTATGGTTGGGTAAACAACCATAAGTTCTATGGTGGCAAAAACGGAATGGACATTTGGAGGATTAAAAGAACTCCTAAAAATGACCTGCATCCAACGATGAAGCCTGTAGAACTAGTCGAAAAAGCAATACTTGATGGAAGTCAGGTGAATGGAATTGTTTTAGACCTCTTTGGCGGCTCTGGGTCTACGATGATTGCGGCAGAGAAACAAGGCAGGTGCGCTAGGCTTATGGAACTAGACCCAAAGTATTGCGATGTAATCGTAAAGCGCTGGGAAGATTTCACAGGCCAGAAGGCCGAACTTGTTTAAGCGATGGGCCATCCTTTACCTACATGATGGCTCACCGCTAGACGGGGCAGTGTTTGTGCAGAAACCAGCCGCAGAGAAAATGCTGCGAGGTTTAGTTAATAAGCACAAACTTTACATTTCAGAAGTATATTTAGCGGAGTTAAAAAATGGCAGAAGGAGTGGGGCGTCCTCCCCACCAACCAACTGACCAGGCTAGGCTACAAGTCAAGACTCTGGCAGCGGTAGGTGTACGGCACGAGGACATAGCGAGCAAGCTAGGCATTAGCGCAGACACGCTCACAAAGTATTATCGTCAGGAGCTAGATGACGGGCGTATTGACGCTAACGCACAGATTGCGAAGTCTTTATATGAGCAGGCCAAGTCTGGAAACACAACCGCTATGATCTTCTGGCTCAAGACTAGGGCTGGCTGGAAAGAGACGCAGGTAAACGAGATGACGGGTGCGAATGGTCAACCGTTGAACTTTACATGGCAGAAGTCGTAATCCCTTACAAGCCTCGTGACCAACAACTCTCTCTCCATCAGACAGTTGATGCTCACCGATTCTCTGTTGCGGTGGCGCACAGACGATTCGGAAAGACTGTTGCGGCAATCAACCAAATCATTAAAGCTGCGCTGCAATGCGAACGGGAAGCTCCTCGTTTTGCCTACATCGCTCCAACTTACACCCAAGCCAAGCGAGTAGCCTGGGACTACCTGCTGAAGTACACACAACCACTAAACGCTACTGCGAACATCAGCGAACTACGGGTGGACTTCTACGGTAGGCGCATAAGCCTGTACGGAGCAGACAACCCAGACTCACTCCGAGGAATATATCTCGACGGGGTGGTGCTGGACGAAGTGGGTGACATGAACCCTAAAATCTGGAACGAGGTAGTGCGACCTGCGCTATCCGACAGAATGGGGTGGGCGTTATTCATCGGAACCCCCAAGGGTGCGAACCACTTTAAAGACCTGAGAGATCGGGCAGAGAAAGAGGATGGCTGGTCTCTACTTGAATTCAAAGCGTCTCAAACGGGCATTGTCCCTGCTGCGGAACTCGAGGCGGCGAAGAAGGAGATGGGCGAAGACAAGTACAACCAAGAGTTTGAATGCTCGTTTAACGCAGCCGTGGAAGGTTCTTATTACGGGCAGATACTCAATTCTCTTGAGCAGCAGGGTAGGTTCTGCGAGATCACCAGAGACGACCTCTGTAAAACATACGCAGCGTGGGACTTGGGCGTTGGGGACTCTACCTCGATCTGGATTGCTCAAGTGGCGGGGCAAGAAATTAGGCTCATGGACTATATTGAAAATCACGGGCAGGGTCTCGACTGGTACGTCAGGGAACTCAAGGCAAGGAACTGGGAAAAGAGTGAAATGCTCCTCCCGCACGATGTTGAGGTCAGGGAACTCGGCACAGGCCGATCTAGGCTGGAGATGCTACGAGAGGCCGGTCTTAACTGTACAGTCGTACCTCGCTTGCCAGTTGATGATGGGATCGCATCTGTACGCCGATTACTGCCGAGATGCTGGTTTAATAAAGCCACAAAGCAGGGCTTAGACTGCTTGCGAAATTACCGACGAGAATACGACGAGAAGCGTAATGTATTCTTTGACAAGCCTTTGCACGACTGGTCTTCACACGGAAGCGATGCGTTCCGGTACTTGGCAATAGGAATGGACACAGGCTCGACCTGGAGCAAGCCTCTAAAACTCAACACCTCTTGGATAGTGTAATGACTGAAAATCAAATCAAAGCCATTCTTGATTCTGAAATAATGGATTCGCTTGGCTATATCGAGACGGAAACAACTGAAGCTCGTCGCAAGGCAATCCAGTATTACAACCGTGAGGGCTTTGGTAACGAGGTTGAGGGTCGCTCTACTATCGTTACTGGAGAGGTCGCAGAGGCCGTAGACGGGGCTTTGCCTGCGATCCTGAGAGTCTTCACTCAGTCGGATGAGGCGGTGCGCTTTGAGCCTTCTGGCCCTGGAGATGAGGAGAAAGCAAAGCAGGCGACGGAATACTGTAACTGGGTGTTCTACAGGGACAACCCTGGTGTGACGATCATGCACACATGGTTCAAGGATGCGCTGTTGCAGAAGAACGGCATCCTCAAGGTCTACTGGGACGAGAAGGAAGAAGTCAACACCGAGTCCTACGAGAACCTGACGCAAGAAGAACTAACCATTCTTCTGTCTGATGAGCAATACGAAGTTGTAGAGCAAGAGGAGATTCAGGTAGGCGAGCAACCAGTCCCACCGACTCCTCAAGACCTGATGATGGCGCAGCAGCAGGGTATCCAGTTGGAACCCATCATGCAGCCTGTCTTTGCCTACAATGTGAAGATACGGAAGATCGACCGTAAAGGCCGAGTCGTTATTGAGAATGTGCCTCCCGAGGAGTTCATCATCTCTAAGAAGGCACGAGACATCCCCTCCACTCCGTTCTGCGCTCACCGCAAGCTCGTGACTCGTTCCGACCTTGTGGCTATGGGCTACCCAGAGGATGTGGTCAACGACCTCGCTACCTACGAAGACTTGGAGTTCACGCCTGAAAAAGTTGCTAGGTACACACAAGGCGAGCAACCGCTAGACCGTCAAAGTCTCGACCACTCGATGCAAGAGATTGAAGTGTACGAGTGCTATATACGGATTGACGAGGATAAGGACGGTATCGCTGAACTGCGCAGAATCGTCTACGCAGGCATGGAGGTGCTGGAGGACGAAGAGATTGACTATGTGCCATTCGCCTCAGTCTGCCCGATTCCGATGCCTCACAAGTTCTTTGGACACTCTCTGGCAGACCGGACAATGGACTTGCAGCTTATTAAGTCCACGATCACCCGCCAGATTCTCGACAATCTGTACCTAACTAACACACCTCGTGTGACCGCAGTAGAGGGCCAAGTGAACCTTGACGACCTCCTGACGCAAGCAGTGGGTGGTGTGGTGAGGGTGAAGAATCCAGCGGCTATTGGGCAGCTTTCTATACCTCCTGTAGCGGCTCAGTCGTTCCCGATGCTCCAGTATCTCGATCAGATTCAGGAGAAGCGGACAGGGGTCAGCATGGCCTCACAAGGGCTAGACCCCAACATCCTTCAGAACACGACTGCGACTGCGGTTGCGGCAATGCAAAACGCTGCTGCAAGCAAGGTCGAACTCATGGCTCGGATGTTTGCTGAAGGCGGTGTGCGGGACATGTTCAAGAAGATTCTGCACCTTCTCTGTAAATACCAAGACAAGCCTCGTGTCGTCAGACTTCGTGGCAAGTATGTAAGCATCGACCCTCGTGAATGGGACAGTTCCTATGATGTAACCGTGAATGTTGGTCTGGGGACTGGTAATCGCCAGGAACAAATGGCTATGCTTGCAATGGTGCTACAGAAACAGGAGCAGCTACTTGGACAGGGTGGCATTGGTCAGGCTTTGGTTGGAATCTCACAATATCGAGCCACGCTTGGCAGATTCATCGAAAGCGCTGGTTTTAAAGATTCCACTGAGTTCTTCCGTGAAATCCCTCCCGAAGCAGAGCAGGCGATGGCTCAGACGCAGGGGCAACCCGATCCCCAGATGATGATGTTGCAGCAGCAGATGCAAATGCAACTGCAAGCGGCACAGGCCAAAGCCCAGTCAGACATCCAGATCGACCAAGCAAAAGCGCAGGCAGAGATTCAACTGGCTCGTGAGAAGGCAATGGCTGAGATTCAACTTGCAAGAGAGAAAGCAGCCGCAAGCCTGCAACTCAAGACTGCGGAGTTCCAAGCAGAGGCCCAACTCAAAGCGGCAAAGGTTGGCTCAGAGATAACCGGAAACATTGAAATCCCTGGTGAGTACTGATAACTGGCCCGAGCGTGCCTCAACGCTCTTGAATGACGAGTTTTTCACCTCTGTTGTACAAAAACAACAACAGGGGTATATTTCCACCATATTGAATAGTTCTGAGACTGATGTAGACCTTCGAGAGAGGGCGCTAATCAAACACAGGGCTATCGAGGAGTTTATTGCGTCAATCCAATCTATTGCTGACAAACCATCAATAGAGAAGAAACGCTTCAAGATTTTTTAACAGGAGTCTTAGATGGAAAACACCAACCCGCAAGGGAGTGCATTAAGCGTGTCAGACGCTGCTGGACAGTTTCTCGGTATGATGGATGGCGAGGAGGCGCAAGCCCAACCAGAGCCTTCCGAGATTATTGATGAGGCAATCGAGCATGAGGAGGTGCAAGAAGACCTCCACGAAGATGACTATGATGAACCAGAGGAAACGACCCCCACCTACAGAGTTAAGGTAGGCAAGGAGGAAGTCGAGGTTCCGCTGGATGAGCTTATCAAGGGTTATTCTCGTACATCTGATTACACGAAAAAGACTCAAGAGGTAGCGGAGCAGCGCAAGGCAGTAGAGGCGCAGCAGGCCAAGATTGAGGAGGCCGCAAGACTTCGTGACCAATACGCTCAACGCCTTTCCATCATTGAGCAAATGCTCCAGCAACCGGAGCCTGACCTATCTCAGTTGAAAGAGACTGACCCCATTGGCTATGCCGTGGCAGTTGCAGAACAAACTGAGAGACAAAAACAACTAGCCGCAGTCCAAGCAGAACGGGCAAGGTTGGCTCAGAAGCAGCAGTTTGACCAGCAGGAGCGTCTCAAAATGCACCTAGCTAGTGAGGCCGCAAAGCTGAGGGAGGCAATCCCCGAATGGCAGGATGAGGTAAAGGGCGAGATCATCAAGAAAGAGATTCGTGAATACGCAAAGTCTGTTGGCTTTACTGACCAAGAGCTTGCACAGGTTTACGACTCCCGAGCAGTGACCGCACTTTACAAGGCTGCACAGTACGACAAGCTGATGAAGGGCAAGATTGACGCTACTAAGAGGGTGTCTCAAGCCCCCAAGATGCTGCGTCCTGGCACAAGTAACCCTGAGTCCCGTCAAACGGAACAGAGTAAGAAACTCAAACAACAAGTAAGGAAGTCTGGGAAGGTAAAAGATGCCGCCAGACTTTTTGAATCATTTCTCTAATTGAAAGGAAGTAAAAATGCCTACATTCGGTACATTTGGCGCTAATGCCGCAAAGGGTCTTCGTGAAGACCTCGCTGATGTTATCTATGACATCTCCCCCCAAGACACGCCCATCATGTCGTCCATCGGCAAGACCAAGGCGACCGCTGTTAACCACGAGTGGCAGAAAGACTCTCTCGCTGCTGCTAACACCCTGAACTATCTGGCTGAAGGTGCAGACGCTACTGCCGCCACGCTGACCCCCACCGTCCGCATTGGCAACTACACGCAGATCGTCGGCAAGACCATCCAAGTGTCGGGAACCCTTGAGTCTGTGGACAAAGCAGGCCGCAAGTCTGAGAAGGCTTACCAGCTTGCTAAGGCTTCTGCTGAACTCAAGCGTGACATTGAGGCGATCATCACGGCTAACCAGGCTAAAGACTCTGGTTCGTCCGGTACTCGCAAGATGGGTTCGCTCCTGTCCTGGATCACGACCAACGTCAACAAGCAGTCCGCTGGTACTAACCCCACTGGTGACGGTTCTGACGTTCGTTCTGACTCCGCTACGACTCGCACTTTCCAAGAGTCTATGCTCAAGGACGTGGTGCAGAAGGTCTTCACGCAAGGTGGTACGCCCACTCTGCTCGTGGTTCCTCCCGCACTCAAGCAGGATGTCTCTGCTTTCACCGGCCTGAGCCAGCACCGCTACAACAGCAATACTGGTGGCGAGATCGCCATCCTTGCTGGTGCTGACCTGTATCAGAGCGACTTTGGTGTGCTTCAGATCGTGCCTAACCGCTTTATGCGTACCCGTGACGCATTCGTGCTTGATCCTGAGTACGCTGCTCTCGCTTACCTGCGTCCTTTCCAAACCAACGAGCTTGCTCGCACAGGTGACTCAGAAAAAACTCAGGTCCTTGCTGAACTTACCTTGGAAATGAAGCAAGAGGCAGCTCATGGTCTGGTTGCTGACCTTGTAGCCACGTCGTAAGTGTAGTAGGATGGGGGTGGGCACCTGCCCCCATCATTTTCTTGAGGTTGTATGAAGAAAATTCTCAGTCATGACCCCTTAACGGGAGTGACAAATATTGCTCACATGCCTGATGCCGACACATTTGTGGTCGAGACAAAACAGGATGTGTCCCAGATCATCGAGCAAAACAAAGCCATGTACGCACAGACCGACGGGAATACTCGTTGGGGCGAGTGGACACACATTGCTCAGATACCTCTCTCAGTGTTTCAGGAACTCAACAAGAAGGGAATCTGCCGAGGATTCCATATTGTTGACCCCAAGGCCATGAAAGCATGGCTAAACGATCCTGATAACCGACATTTTCGTGTGAGACCAGGGAGAGTCTAGTGAAAGTAGGTATCTGCATCCCCTCACGGGGCCAGATGGAGATTGGGACTGCGTTTGATCTTGCTGTGATGTGTGCTTATGACGCACGACATCGTGATGGTGAGATCGGGATTTACACAGTTAACGGGACTTTGATCTTTGACCAGCGAAATAATCTGGTTAGGGCTGCGCTAGACGAGGGATGTGACTACATTCTGTGGATTGACGCAGATATGCGGTTCCCGAAGGACACGATTGAGCGTCTGATTTCGTTAAATTTGCCGATTGTTGGCGTAAATGCCACCACTCGAAGCGAACCAGTCAGGCCAACTGCTAAAAACCTCAAGATTGACTTTGAGGAGCAGACAAATAGCTGGATTCCAGTCAACTCAAAGGGTAAGACTGGGATAGAAAGAGTGACCGCCATTGGATGCGGTGTGATGCTAGTAAAACGGGAAGTGTTTGAGAAGACACCGGAGCCTTGGTACTGGTTCTACGAGCTTCCTGGCAAGAAGATCATGGGTGAAGACGTGCATTTCTGCGTTCAAGCCTTTGATGCTGGCTTTGAGACATTTGTTGACCATGACTTGACCCAGCTAATAGGGCATGTCGGGTCTTATACCTACGGATGGCATAACATAGATGAGCCTGACCACCTACTCAGAACTAAAGACGAGCGTAGCAAACTACCTCGGAAGAAGCGACCTCGATAATCAGATTCCTGATTTCATTACATTTGCCGAGTTGCGTCTTCAGAGACAGTTGCGTATTCGGCAGATGGTCACCAGCACCACACTAACCGCTACCAGCGGAGTGGCTACCATAAATCTCCCCAGTGACTTCTTAGAGATTCGAGACTTGTATGTAGTGGGAACCCCACGTCAGGTCTTGACCTACATGAGTCCGTCTGCTTTCTCCCGTAACTCTCGTGCAGATGAGACTGGCAAGCCTCTTGACTACACCATTAACTCGAACACGATTGAACTAGCTCCGTATCCTGATAGCGCTTATAGCATCAAGATGCTTTACTACAAGAAGCCAACGGCTCTGAGTGACTCAAACACGAGCAACGAGTTTTTGGTGAACACTCCTGACGCTTTGCTTTACGGTGCGCTCATGGAGGCAGAGCCTTACCTGATGAACGATGCCCGTACACAAGTGTGGGCGAGTATGTACCAGCAGGCCATCTCGAATGCTAACGATTCTAGTGACGCTGCTGAGTACTCTGGTGTTCCGTTGCAGATTCGGGTGGCGGCTCAGTAATGGCTACGCAGAAGATCAGCTTTACGGAGTGGCTACCTGACCAACCTGGAGTTGCGGGTGCGCTCACGAACGCTAAGAACGTCTACCCGAAGGCAGTTGGTTATGGGCCATTCCCTGAAGAGGAAGCCTACGCAAACCCAGCTTCTCAAGATTTAAACAACCTAGCGTCTTTCAAAGACACGCAAGGAAGCACGAAGATTGTTGCGGGTGGCTCTACGCTTCTGTTTTTGCTGAATACTTCTACGCTTGACCTTGATGACGTTTCTGCCAACACCTACACAGATGTAACTAACAAGTGGCAGTTTGCTAGATTTGGTAACACGCTGATTGCTGCTGGCGATCCAAACACGCTTCAGGCTTACGACATCACGACAACCGGAGACTTCACCGTTCTGGATTCTGGTGCGCCTAACGCTCGATTCGTGACTGTGGTGCGTGACTTTGTGGTGACGGGTTATCAGCCTGACTACAAGAACCGAGTGCAATGGTCTGGGATTAACGATCCAACCACTTGGTCTAGCTCCGCTGTGACTCAGAGTGACTTTCAAGACCTCCCTGACGGTGGTGATGTTAGGGGTGTGACTGGTGGTGAGTTTGGTCTAGTGTTGCTAGAAAAGGCCATTTACCGGATGTCTTATGTTGGAGCGCCATTGGTGTTCCAGTTTGACAACATTAGCCCGACGCTAGGCTGTTACGAGCAGAACTCTGTGGTTCAGTGGCAGGGTATTACTTACTTCCTGTCTGACGACGGTTTCTATGCTTGCGATGGTCAGCGTGTAATCCCGATTGGTGCTGAGAAAGTAAACCGGACGTTCTTTAATGATGTCCGTGAAGAATCTCTGTTTGAGATGTCTGCTGCGGTAGACCCCCAGAGAAACTTGGTAGTCTGGGGTGCGCCTGTACTGGGCAACATTTACCGCCTCTATATTTATCACATCACAACACAGAGGTGGTCTTATGCTGACACGACGATCAATGCGCTTGCGTCATCGGCTACTCCGACGTTTAGTCTGGAAGATTTGGATGTATTTTCTAACAGCATTGACGCTCTGGAGACTCCGCTAGACTCACGATTGTGGTTAGGTGGAAGGCTTCTGTTGATGGGCGTGACGGGCAGTAGCATCTCTTCATTTACAGGCCCGAACAAGACTGGAGTCATTGAGACCCCAGACATTACTGATGGCAACAACTCAATGGTGACTCTCGTGCGTCCGTTTGTGGATGGCGGGTCAGCGAGTGTGGCTGCGTTCTCCCGTAATGCTTTGGACACTCAGGTGAACTTTGGAACTCAGAGCGCTGCAAGCTCAGAGAATCGAGTGGGCGTTAGGTCTCTTGGGCGTTACCATCGTTTCCAAGTCTCCCCGAGTGGAGATGACTGGCAGACAGCGATTGGAATTGATATTGAAGTGCAGCCTGCGGGGATGAGGTAATGTTTCGCAGGCTTCCTGTATTTGGCGCTGACCAGCGAGGTGTTGCTGAGATCGTCAATAACATCATGGATGGCAAGACCAACAACACAGGGACTATCACCCTGGCGACTGGCAACGCCACCTCTACGACTCTGTATGACGCTCGTATAAGCCCAGAGTCAAAGATCATTCTCATTCCGTTCTCAAGTGCAGCGTTTAATGACACTGCGCCTTATGGTGAATTTAGGAATGACACAGACCAGTTGGCTCCAGGTGTGGGAACAACTGCAACCGTAGAGTGGGGAGTGACCGAGGAGTCAAACGGAGTCTATGCCTCCAATACGACTCGGATCAATGTTCGCAACGCAGGAACATATCAGGTTAAGTACAGTCTCCAGCTACAGAATGCCAACAATGACGGGCAGTATGCAGATGTCTGGATACGGAAGAACGGGACAGACATAGACAACACTGGAAGGCGGTATTACTTGCCGCCTCGAAAAAGTGCCACAGATTTTTCTCATGTGGTTGGTGTTGCGGAGTATGTCCTGACCTTGGCTGCTGGTGACTACATTGAAGTCGCTGGGTCGGTAAGTAGCACAGATGTTACTTTGGAACACTTTGCTTCTGATGGTGCTATCCCGAGACCTGCGATTCCTGCGGCTACGCTTTCAGTGCAGTTTATTGCGCCTCTGGCTTACTCAAATGTTTATGTATCTGCTCAACAGAATGGGCAGGCAACGATTTCTCACTACGCTAACTCAACGTCTGACAAGACTTACGCATACATCATCATAGGATAAGACGATGGCACGAGACTTAACTAAAATGCTTCCCGCCAACTGGGGAAGTTTTTCTGCTACCGACAAGATCAATTGGTTTAATACTGTTGGGGCTACTGCAAGCGAGTTGTTAGCTGCTGGAGTCCCGCAGGCAGACATTGATTGGATGTCTAGCAACGGCTTTGTTTCTGGTGGCTCTGGTCAAGGTGCGCCTGATCTTGCGTCTATCCTTCCAGCAAATTGGGACAGTTACTCTCCTCAAGAAAAGATTGAGTGGTTCAACACGGTTGGAGCCACTACTGAGCAATTGCTTTCCGCTGGTGTAAGCCAAGCAGACATTGATTGGATGTCTAGCCAAGGGTTCTCAGGTGGTGCTGCTGGAGGTGGCGGTGGTGGTGCTGCTGGAGGTGGCACTACTGGGGGTGGCACTACTGGGGGTGGATTGCCCCCCATTTCTTTCCCCCCGAACATTGGTTCAATGTCTCAAGCTGACAAGATGGCGGTCTATCAAGATTTGTTGTCTCAAGGGTATTCCGACCAAGAAATTCGTAACGCAGCAGACCAACAATTTGGCATCCAGACCAATGAAG